AGTCCTCCGTCGCGGTCGACGATGAACTCGACGGTGCGGTCATTCGCTTCCCCCTGGAGACGGGTATAGAGATCTGCTTGCCATGGACGTAGTTCGCCATCACGTAACGCGGGTCGGGGGGCAAGCTCTCGAGAAATTGCGCGTAAACTTCTTGCATATCGTCCATAGAGGGAAGGGTTGTGCAAGATGAGCTCTCGCTCTGTGGGCTGTCCATCCAAGGATTGTATCCAATCGACGTATCGATCAAAGTCGGTACGCCTTCCTTGCTGAGGCACCGGAGCAATACCGAATTCTTCATAATCGCCGTCTTTGCAGCAGTAATCTCGATTTTGTTGCGGAGATCCTCTCGCACTTGTGAGATGACATTGTGGCAGCAGTCGTTGCACACAGGCGAATCGCTTTCGTGTGTTAAATCGGACATAGCCCTGAAGATGCGGAGTTCCTGTGGTTGGAGCGACTTCTCGTCCAAATACAAGGTACGCGACGCAACCTGACCCAGATAGCGCCCGCAGAGATTGCAGCGTACCATCAGTATAGTTGGGGATAGTGAAGCACCAAGAACAAGATTGTGCCATGTGCAGAAAGTGAGCTGGGTAATAATAAACCAGCTCACACAACATGTTGACGGCTTACAATCCGGCAACTCGAGCACTTGGTCGCCTGGCACTCCGAGGGGCCGGTGCGCGTGCATTCGCGACAAGCAATCCTGCATTGATGGCACGTACAGCATGGGCGGCGGCACGCACCATCGGGCGTGCCTACCGTTATTACAGACGTTACAAGAGAAAACGTGGGACTTACAACGGAAGAATCAATATGTCCATGCGTGGTAAGAAGCGTGCTCGCTTCAGTACCAAGATGATTGGCATGCCTGCAGGTTCAACTTCAAGCAAGAGTGCGCTTATACAAAACACGACAGGAATCGTGCGAAATTCGCGTACCTTGTACACTTTGGATCTGACTGCAGTGCAGCAGGGAGTTGAGATTAATCAACGCTTACGTCAACATGCAAAAATCAGTGGGTGGAAGATTTGCATGGAAGTATCAAACACAATTAACAGACCGTTGTACTTCAACTGGGCAGTTATTAGTCCAAAATCGACCGGACAGACAGGAGGAAACGCACCAGACCCGACAAATTTCTTCCGCGACAATACACAGGCACGTTCGATGGACTTCTCAAACGGGCGATCAGCATTGGAGTTCCATTGTGTTCCAATCAACAGCGATGATTACACAATTTTGAAACACAAACGTTTCGTATTACAGCAACCAAGCTTCTCAGCTCCTGGGTGGAACAGACAGTATGGATCAGCCTTCATCAACATCGACAGATACATCCGTCTCAAGCGTCAAACTCGCTACTTGCCAGGAGAATCTACTACGGCAACTGACGGAAGAGTATTTCTCGTCTATTGGTATGACCCCTGGGGCTATGCATCAGGTGTCGGCAGCGGCCCAGTCGCTTCTGAATCGCTCCGCGTTATCACCTATTTCCGAGAACCGAGAAATTGATAAAGTTGAGATCGCGTACGAGGCACCATTGGGAGAGTGGGCCAGCGACGCCCCACGGGCGTCGCTGCAACCCTATGGAGGCTCTGGGGTTGCTACCGCAACCCCGCCGCCGGAAGAAGAAGAGCCTCCGCGCTGACGCGCTCCGGCTAGCGCTTCGCGCTGTTTTTAAACCTTGAACTAAACCCTAATATGTGTTATATCATACCTATCCTCTGTCATCTTCGTGTCATCTGGGTCTTCGTTGGAGAACACTACGACATGAGGCGTATGACGTAGAATCTTCATCTGTGAGTCATACTTAGGGCTGAGGACCATCCTGTCCTTCAGCATTTCTAGCAGTCCATAATTCAGGTATTCCATTTGTCCCCTTGGGACATTGAAGAGAAAGATACGGGAACGTTCGTCTACAGCGTGAGCGAGGTCATCACGCTTTCCAGGTCCGAGTAACTGACAGTCGGGTAACTGAGAGAAGACATATCCACAGAACCATGACTTACCGAGTCCTCCGTCGCGGTCGACGATGAACTCGACGGTGCGGTCATTCGCTTCCCCCTGGAGACGGGTATAGAGATCTGCTTGCCATGGACGTAGTTCGCCATCACGTAACGCGGGTCGGGGGG